GATTAATTGTTGATTGGCTTCATCACGGTGTACCATGATTCAGCCGTTGCCGCTATTTCTGCGACATTCTCGACGTTGAACATTTGTGAAATATCTTCTTGTAACCCGTACTGCAACAAGCCTGTCTTTAACAGAAGCATTGACGTCGTACTCAGTGCTAACCTTTGTTGCGCTACAGTTGCCGACAGGTGCGCGCGAAGCGCATTCTTGTCTGTAGTGAATAATGGATCTTGAATAACACGTGTGAATATCGTACGCATTAACCTGATTACGGCATCGTTACTTGCAACACGACCGTACAATGTGTGCGTTGCGACGGCAACCTGATGTGCAAGCATCTTGTCTGTCTCTAGCTCGCTTGTTTGCAGGTAATCGTGGATATAAGTCAGAGTCGCGAAAGCATTTGTCACTAAATCAGCAGCTGTTAAGTTGACGGTATAGTGGATTTCGTTCAGTGACTCAAGACCTAATAGATGTTGCAATGACTGATTAACGACGACCTTCTTCTTGTTGAACATCGGCAGATCGAACTTGAATGATTTATCTAGTTGCAACATCAAGTTTTCTGGACCTAGGTCGGCCAGGACTGAATAACGAAGATCATCGAGGATTGACTGTGGACGCGCAGGGAATGTTCCCGTGCCTTCGTGAGTCTTACCACTTAAGATTAGAACTTCTGCAGGATCGTCAACTAGAATTTCATTGCCGCTGTAGAGACCGAGGGCCTCGTAGAACGTTTTGTTATCAGAGACGCCCATGATAATCCGTGAGCCGACTGCGTTACCATCAGTCCCCTCTTGATTAACTACGTACAAGCGATCGGCGAACGCCAAGGCGTACATGCGAAGTTCCTCCTCAGACATATTTAGTGCCAGGAGGTAACCACCGGTTGAATCGTCGTCACGTTCATGTAGTCTTGTAATTAAGTGTTGGGCTGCGATGTCAACCGTCTTGATTAACATGCCATCACCAAAAGCTCGGTTGATCGCTTCGGTGATTGGGGTCAGATAAGCCTCGGCCACAGGTAGTGCTGACTGAAGATAGTAATCTTCACGGTCAACAAATTTTGAAACTTGTGACCCGATGTTAAAGACTTCATTTCGGTGAACGCTAACACCGGATACGTAACCACTTGGTGCGTGGACGATTTGGTGTGTGTACATTTCAGCGAAGCGATCGAGAGATATTGTTTCGAAACGTTTCAATTCTCTTAATCTAGTGACAGTATATGAAATTGCTTCACGTAAGTCGAAGTCTGGTGTCACGATCATGTTATC